TGGTGCTCCTGGTGCTGCTGATTCTTCTTGTTCTAGTGGTTTTAGTGCGTTAGCCCATGCGGTATCCATGTCATCTTTATTCTGTTTTTTCTGTTCTTCCATACGTGCCAGCTGATTTTCAAATTCTTGTTCTTCTGCAATGCGTTCATTTAGTATTGATAATTCGATTTTTAAACGATTCATTAATCTACCAATCTTTACTTTGCCATCTGTGTTTAAAGTATTTATTCTATCTTGCGGTATCGTATTGATAGCACCTTCCAACTTGTTTTTAGAAGCTATTAATGTATTTAAATCTTGCGAACGATAGATTTGTTTTCTTTGCCTTATATAAGTTTTAAATTCCTCTTCAGTCATTATACCAATATTCGCCCCTCCACCACTTTTTTTCCTGCGTTTTATTTTTTTACCACCTCTATTATCATTACGTTTTTTTTTCATGAATCTTTTATTAACACTACGATTTTTTTTATGATAACCATTTTTTTTATTTTTATTTTTTATGGATGATGATATTTTTATTGATGATGACATTACTGTTAATATTATATATATAGATTATATTAATATTAACAATTACTAAATTATTTGCGTTCCATAAATATTTTTTTTCTAACATGCATTAAATCTTTTGCGATTATAGGAGGACTGGCTTTTACAAAATGCATTAATTTTGCTAATTTGGTTTCCATTAAAAGGGTTTTTAATTCATCGTTTTGAGTAAATTTCGCATATATAGAATTTTGCATAATAGAAGATTTATCATTTTTAATAGATTCTATCGAATTGATATCAACTTTTAAGGGTCTAATTCTAACATGTTTACCATCTTTTTCTTTATATTTACCAGTTTTACTAACCGCCGCTTTTACTAAATTAACACTTTGAGACAATTCAGAATTACTATCTAAAGAAAATTCTTCATAAAAAGAAGGATATTTCTCTTTAAATTTCTGTGCATTATAATAATGTTCTACGGAAAGCCATTTTTTTTCATCAAGTGTAAATTCACTTTCATAAAAATGTGATAATTTTCTTCTCCAATCAGGAATACTATGCAACGTTTTAAAATCATAATTACGTTGATAAGATTCATCCATATCTTTTAAATTTTTAGGTATTTTTTCACCAGAACCTTTACCAGGTAATTTACTACCATCAGATTTAATATAAAACTGAAAAACCACATTATCATCATATAAATCTGTGGGCATTTCAACAGTAGGTACTTCTTCAACAGTACCTTTTTTTCCGTGATTATACATTTCTTTAAATTTTTGAAAATCTGGTATAAGACTATATGTACCAGCGTTTCTTTCAAGACATTTATCGACAATTTTAGTTTTTAAATTATATGGTATTTCCTTAAAAGTCAAAGTAGCTTTACCACGATAAGTAATTAATTTATAATGTTGTCCAGTGTAATCTAAAATAATATAAAAGTCGGGTTCAAATATTCCTTTTTCCTCAAGTGCACTATCATTTAATTGTCCGCATTGGATAACATTATGAAGGTCTTTTGCAATAAAACTTTCATGTGATAAAAGAATAAATTTAATATTTATAGCTTTTTCCATTGTAGATAAAGCCCAGGTTTCACCCCAGAATTCACAACTTGACAATTTTCTTTTAAATGTTTCTATATCATTAACACCCTTCATAAATCTATATTCTTGAAGAAGTGATTTAGAAACTTTACGCTCTTCTTTTAATCTTTTAAATTGAATTTGGTATTCTTTTCTTTGTTCTACAATTTCTTGTCTAGTAGCCGGGTCTATTTCATTAGATAAACGTTTTTTTAAAGAAGTATCGTCTAAAAGTATTTTTTTAATAAGTTTTTCATCATTTGCGACAGCATCATGAAACATTTTAAATTGATGTTTATAATTTTCAAATATTTCTGGATTTTCATTAACTTCTTTAACTAGAATATTTCTAAGTCGAGGAACAGATGTAGTTTTTCCTATAAATGCAAATGCATCTCTAACGGTTGCGAACATACAATCACCACCTCCTTCATTATCAATAATATCATAATGTAAACTTTTCATATATTTTTGAATCCATAAAGATTTAATAGGAATTTTTGTTTGTTCTTTTTCAGCATCTTCCTTGGTTTGTTCAGGTAATAATTCGTTAGGTACCTCATCTATTTTTTCAAATATATCATCAGGGTCAACCGTTTCAGAATCTTCTTCGTCGTACACTTCCTCTTCATCCTCATCCTCTTTGTTTTCGTCTTGAGGAATATTTGAATCATCTAGTTCTTCATCATCTACATTTTCTTCTGGTAAATCAGAGAATGATTCTAAATATTTATCGTTTACAAAAGAATAAAATAAAGGATCCCCTAATTTTTCTAAATCTACGTCTCCGTCATCATCTAAACTATATGGTAATAAATCACTTTTAATCTCAAAGACACCGATTTGGTCTTGTACAGATTCTTGTATAATTAAATAAATAGGAAAATATATAATACCTTCATCTATGTATTTATATTTTTCTTTGCCAATTCCAATAATTATATCTATATTATTAAAAGTCAATTCATATATACTGGCTTCGTGCTTAGTATCTTCTAGTTCAACATTTTTATTTTCTATGTAGTTAATATTAGTATTTAAAACCGAACGTACCATTATATAAATAATAGCATATTTATTATTTATATAAATTAAATCAAATAGATAATAATAATTTTTATTTTATATATTTTTTATTTTAAACAGATGCCTGCATTTCATGTTGAGTAGAATCTTTATCTTCTAGTAAATTACTTAGCTTAAGAGCACGAATCATTCTAGTCATACCGATTCCGCCACCACATCGTTGAAAGAAATCATACTTAAGAAATTCGTTTAGCTCTGCTTCAACTCGCTCCTTTGTAAAATTACTGAATAGAATATTTGCATAATTTCCTTCACTAATTGTATAAAATTGCTTGCGCATTTCCTCGACGTCGCACGACCTTTCAGCTGAACCGATGGTTTCCATACCATGGATAATAACATCTACCTTACGAGCGGTATTTTTATCAGCTCCCATGGACATATTCCAGAAAGGAGAAGTATGATAAGGAAAATCTGTCAAAAAGAAAACACTTCCATAGTCCTCTTCAAGTTTCATCTCGTCGGCATGAGAGAGTTCTGTTGTATTATATTCAGTAGCAACCGTTTCATATTGTTTTTGTGGAAAACGTGCCTTTTCACCAAAACCTAGATAATCAAGAAGCTCTCGTTCAAGCTCAATAAGTTCTTCCATACTTCCTCGACATTCAAATTCAAACATAGGGAAAATCTTGTCATGTCGCCCCTCAACAGGATTAGGTTCATTTCTATAACTGGTGCTAAGACAGAAAAATCCTGGAACATCCGGATTTCTCAACAATTCATGTTCAAGCCACATTTGACCTGTTTGCGGAAGAGGCCAGACTTGACCTGCGTAATTATAGGTAGAGATAGTGTTAGGGTCTTCACAAGCAGCCAAAATACTCAAGCGGCTTTGTGTATGTACTTCTTGCCATCCTTTATTTGTAAAAAAGGTTCGAAGCTTTTTTACCGCTAGATGAAAATCACGAGGCTCAATGCATCCAGCAAGAGGTTGACGAGTTGAACGGGGTCCAGAAGAAGTTGACGAACAATCTAAGCTAGCCATATAATTATGATTACAGATAAATTTTTATATTGTTTACAAATCACAAATAATAAACTTTTTAAAATATGGGTCGTTTTTTAAAGTTAAAAAATATTCCCATAATGTTCTTCTGTTTTCAACTAATTCTATATTTTCTTCATTTGTTTCAAATAAAATTAATAGTTTAATAATTTCTTGCTTTTTTAATTTTTTTCTAGATATCTTATAATAATCACAAAATTTAATCAACTCCTTTAAATTATATTCATTAAATTCTAATTCCAACAAAAGCTCCTTACTTAAAACTTCATCCTTAGTACAAATAGAATCTTGTTTAAATTCGGCCATCCATGAAAGGTCTGGTTCTGAATCTGAATTTTTAATAATATTTACTTCTGTTAACGAAAAAGATAAGTTATCACGAGTCATTAAATTATGTATTATATTGTTTTTATGTAGTGTTTATAATATCTAATAAGTCCATTAACTTAAAAATAATTTTATTCGTTAACCCTTTATCATTATTTTTCATTTCTGATATACTAGTAATTTTATAATGTATATCTTCCCAAGTATCATCTTCTTTAAAAGAATCAAAAGATTCGTTTATAATAACAAACAATAATTCACTTAATTCTTCATTTACATCTGCAGCTTCCTGATTTTCTATATTATCATATAAACTGTTTAAAATAACAGTAATTATATTTATAATTGAAGACATTTCAATACATTTATCTTTCATTAAATTAACAAAAAATAGAGCATTTGAACGTCTATTTTCATTTTCTTTATTTATTTTACATAAAATCTCATAGTCTTTACTTACATAATTATTTGAAACAATAAATTTCATAATAGATGCTTCAAAGTCTGAATAATGTTTATTTATAATAGGCATAATAAAATCATAGGTATTAATAATTTCTACTACAAGTTCAGAATATAATTTTGAGAAAAAACGATTTGAACTAGAAATATTTATAATTATATCTCCTACTTTATTAACATCATCCTCATTGTTATTTAAAACAATTTCTCTTAATTTTTGCATAATTATATCTTTTTGAGAAGTAAAATTTTTATCAGCTATTTTATGAATTTCTCCTTTTATAGTATCAATTTGTTTATCTATACCGCTTTTTTCATGTTTCGCAGTTGTTTGAAAATTTCTAATAGCTTCCCAATCTTCACTATTAATCTCATTATTTTTATTACGTCTTTTTTTTTTTCGTTCGGTATCATTATTTAATAAAAATTGTGGAGTTTTTACATAATTCGGAGAGCCTACCATATTAGAAACATATTGTATAATATCAGTAGCTTCTTTAGGTAAAATGTAAGGATTGTTCATTTCTTTAATATTTATATAGTCTTGTAATGTATAAATGGCTGGATTAGAACAATGCATAATATTATAATAGTGATTATTTTATATCTATTTTATATCTATTTTATTAATATTTGTAAGTTAAGATATAATTTATAAATAAGATAATATAAATAATACATTTAACAACATACTTAAATATAAAACAATTATAATATTTAAGATGTCAAACCTAGAATTAGAATCAGGCGATGAATCAAATGAAAAAAAATATGAAGTAAGTGAATTTGAAAAATGGGACGACTTAAAAAATATAGATAAAGGCTTATTGAGAGGAATTTATGCATATGGGTTTGAAAAGCCAAGTACTATTCAACAAAAATCTATACTTACCTTTCTTGATAAAAAAGATTTGATAGCACAAGCTCAATCTGGTACCGGAAAAACAGGAGCTTTTGCGGTAGGTACCTTGAACCGTATAGATATAAAAAAAAATATAACCCAGGTAATGATATTATCACCCACAAGAGAATTATCAAGACAAAGTTATGAAGTTGTAACGAATTTGGGAAAATTTATGAAAGGATTAAAAACTCAACTATTAATAGGTGGCACCGAAATAGATGGAGATATTGAATTATTGAAAAAAGATGTGCCTCATGTAATCATAGGTTGTCCTGGAAGAACTCATGATATGTTAAGAAGGCGAGCAATAAACAACAATACAATTAATGTCATTATACTAGATGAGGCGGACGAAATGTTATCTCAAGGTTTTAAAGAACAGGTATATAATATATTTCAATATTTAAACAAGGATGTTCAGGTGTGTTTATATAGCGCAACTTTGCCTAACGATATTTTAACATTGAGTACAAAATTTATGAGGGACCCTGTAAAAATTCTGGTAAAAACAGAACAACTAACACTAGAAGGAATATCACAGTATTATATTGCTTTAGAAAATGACCAAGAAAAATACAGTACATTGAAAGACATTTATCCTACAATTGCCGTAAGTCAATGTATAATATATTGCAATAGTGTAAAAAGAGTAAAAGATTTAAATGATGCTATGAAACAAGATGGATTTCCTGTAGTTTGTATTCATAGTGGCATGGATAAATCAGAAAGGGCTGATGCGTATACAAGTTTCAAAAAAGGACATAATCGTGTACTGATTTCTTCAAATGTCACCGCTCGAGGTATTGATATACAACAGGTTAGAACAGTTATTAATTTTGATATACCAAAAGACGTAAATACCTATTTACATAGAATAGGTAGAAGTGGTAGATGGGGTAGAAAAGGAATAGGAATTAACTTTGTTACAAGAAGAGATGTTAAATATATGAGAACCATAGAAGAACATTATTCAACTGAAATAAAAGAATTACCCGCAGATTTTGTATTTGATATATAAAATATTATATTATAATATATGAATTTTTATGGCGTAAGAACAATACAATTATTTATAGAAAAAATAGAATCATTCTTTAAAATAAAACTAATTGAAAATAAAGTAGAAAAAATTTTGAAAAGAAAAAAAATATCTTGCTACAAATTACTAACTTATGATTTAATATTTTGGGTCGTTTCTTTGATAGTTACGATTTATTTTTTAAAAGATTATATAGAAGATTATTTAGATAATAAGTTTAAAATTCTATATAATAGTAATTAAATAAATTAATACTGATGGATTACTTTGATTTAGATTATATATCATCTTTATTTGAAGAGGAACCAAAACCTAAAATATTAGATATAACTCAAAACAATAATAGTTTTAAATTACCTATTAATTACATTGATGAAAAAAATGAATTATCTAGCAACATTTATGAAGATTTAGAACTACTTAAATCAACTGATTCTAGCAATTGTTTATATGATTACGTATTTGAAAATGATAATATACTAGGAAAACAATTATTAAAAGAATGGAGTAAATATTATACAACTGATAAGTGCTTTTTAAAAGATTCACAAAAGTTATATAATTGTTTAAAAATAGATGAATTAAACAGTAATGAATCAACAAAAGAAACATTTAATAATTACGTAAAACTCTTAAATGACAATAATTTTAAATCAAAATATGACTATATAGAATGGAAATATCTTGAATTTTTGAATTATAATACGTTTGTTTTACAAACCTTGTCTATTTACAATATGTCATCGCCTGTAATGTCATTGATTTCACCAATTATAATGCTTATAGTACCTTTTTTATTGTTAAAACTTCAAGGTATATCTATAAATGCAAATGAATATTCTTCTATACTAGAAAAATTAGTGCAAGATGCTTTAATAGGAAAAATGATGAGACTACATACCATGCCTCTACAACAGGCATTTTACACAATTTGTTCTTTCGGATTTTATATTTTTCAATTATATCAAAATGTCAATCATTGCTATAGATTTAATAATAATTTGTATTTAGTTAACGATACCCTAATAACTATTAGAGAATATAATGAAAAAACCATACAAAATATGGAATATATAGTTAAAAAAACAGAAGATTTAAAAACTTATTCAAAATTCAACGATATATTACTAGAAAAATTATTATTGTTAAAAGAACTAAATAATGATTTAAAGGATATTCAGCCATATGAATTTAATCCCTATAAATTAATTGATATTGGTTATGTTTTACAATTATTTTATAAATTGTTTAGAGACAATGAAACAGTTGAACTAATTATTTATAGTTTTGGATTCAATGGTTATATATCAAATATACTAGACATTAAAACAAATATAACTAATAAATATATTAATAAATGTAAATTTAATAATAAAAAAACATCGTTTGTAAACGCATATTACGCTCCATTAAAGAATAGTAAATGTGTTAAAAATAATTATAAAATAGATAAAAATATGTTGATAACCGGTCCTAATGCTGCTGGTAAAACTACTTTGTTAAAAACTACTCTTTTTAATTTAATATTATCTCAACAAATAGGATACGGATTTTTTGATAAATCAAATATTTGTGTATTCGACCATTTTCATTGCTACTTAAATATACCGGACACTTCTGGTAGAGATAGTTTATTTCAAGCCGAAGCTAGAAGATGTAAAGAAATATTAGATATTATAAAAAATAAAAATAAGGAAAAACATTTTTGTATATTTGATGAACTATACTCAGGAACAAATCCGTATGAAGCTGTAGCAAGCGCATATTCTTACATTTTATATATTATTAAAAATAATAAAAATTTTAAATTTATGATTACTACACATTATTTAGATTTATGTAAAAAATTAAATACAGAGGTTAAAAATAACCACATGGAGGTTAAAAAACAGAATGATAATTTTTATTATACATATTTAGTAAAAAATGGAATGTCTTCTGTAAAAGGTGGGTTAAAAGTATTAAAAGATTTAAATTATCCTGATACTATAATAAAAAATGCAGAAATCATATTAAATAAATTGTAATACGTTTATAAAAAAAAAAATATATATTTTATTTGTTTAAATGTTTACTATGGATAGCACATTTATTGTTAATATTGGATTTACTCTTTTGGTAGCAGGAATTATAACATATTATATTAGACAACAAATCGAATCATCAAATCATAAAATATCATCCATGTTTTCTTTAGTTTCAAGTTTAACTCAAGAACTAAATGAATTAAAAAAAAATACGATGGGAGGAAATAATGTTTTTAAAAATGATTCATCTACACTTGAAACGGTTGATGGACGAATTGCTGTACCCAGTGAATTAAAAAAAATAGTAATATCAGAAAATAACGATTCAAGCGATAATGAAGATGATGATTCAAGTGATAACGAAGAGGACGATGACGATGACGACGATGACGACGATGACGACGATGACGATGACGATGACGATGACGATGACGATGACGATGAACACGACGATGATATACAAGAACCTCAAGAAGAACCTCAAGAAGAACCTCAAGAAGAACCTCAAG